TTACCAGTTGAGATTCCAGTAACTTTATAAAGAGTATTATACTCATTATTTGCTGCTGGAATGATTCCATCCAATTGAATCGAATCGTTAAGATTATCGGTGATAGATGTAACTTGAACAACTGCTTGAGTAAATCCAGTGGTTGTTGCGATACCAGCAATAGTAAGAGTGTTTCCAATACCATATGCACTACCACCGTCCATAATCTTGACGGCGGTAATAGTTCCAGAACCATTAAATGTGACAACTGCAGTTGCATTTGCTCCTGTTGTGGAACCAGCAAATCCAACTAATCTTGCGTTGTATACATTTCCTGATGAACCAGAACCATAAGCCAAACCACCAGATACAATACTTACCGAAGTAATGCCAGCAAGTCCATGATCAAGTTTGGAATAAAATGTATGTGCAGTTCCTGCAGCATTTGATTTAATATCAGTTAATGCAAAACCAACATTAAAGTCAATTAAACCTCTTCCAAGGGATTCCTTAGTGATGCTTCTTTGAGCATCATTAACAACAACCTGTCCGATTGGATCGGGAAGTGCAAAAGATGCTGTAGGTGCTGGGTCAGATACTGGATTATCTCTGTTTGTTTGTGGATAAAGATTCTGAATAGGTTGCGAGAATCTTAAATCAGAGAATGGTGCAACAGTTGGTGAGTTTGATGCGTTAGTGATAATTAAATGATAAACACCATCCTGCTGACCCGGAATGTATTTTTGAATTTCTTGACTTCTATAGATCTGATAGGTTCCAGTATATTTCTTTCTTCTGAATGCAGGGAGACCTGATGTTCTAATACCAGTATTATTTGTAAATGTACCAGGATTGTTAGTTAAAGAATAACTAAAGTGCTTCGTGCTACTGATTCCTGTAACCGTAAAGGTTCCGTTGAATGCAGAATTTGCAACGCCTACAGTGTTATTGGTACTGGTTACATTAATAACTTCAACTTGAGAACCAACTACTAAATCGTGAGGAAGTTCTGTGATAATATTAGCAGTGTTTGCTGTCCAGTTTGCCCCTGCAATAAATCTTGGATTACGAAGTTCGGTTGAGTTTGAAAGTGTTGAACTATTCGTTGGATCAAAATACTTTTGAATCTCAGTTGTTCCTGCACCTATTACATTATTAGATTCTTCAAGAATATATCCATCCAGAGGTGGTCTTGCTGAAAGTGTAGAATCCTTAGGAAGAACATAACGAAGACGATAGATTGTATCAATTAAACTTCTTGTATCTGGATTTCTTGTGATATAAGTTCTTGGAGTTGCTTCTCCTAATCCAGCAGTTCCGAGAGTAGTTACTGTTGAATAGATAGTATTCTCAGTTGCTGCTGTCGAAACATTAACATACCACTGAGAACCATCCCACTGAACTGGGTGTCCAATCTCACCAGCAGATTTATCAGAAACTCTACTTACGATTGTTAAAATACCACCATTACTATTAACAGTAATTGGATTATCTCTTACCGCATCATTAAGAGATTGTGCAATCTTAACCTGATTGTTAGCAAGAGTTATATCGGTTACATTTGTAATGACATTATAAACCTGATTTGAGTTCAAACCATCAGGGACATGTCCATTTTCGCCAAAGATACGAACAGTTTCTCCTGTGAGGAAAGAATGGTTTGAAGTTAAAGTGAAAACATTTGCAGAGATACTATTAATACCTGCAACACTTCTTCCTACAGTAAATGTTTTTTGTGAAGATAATTCAGTTCCAGTATATTGAGTATTCGGCATAATAATACGTGCCGAATACTGTGTTGTAACTCCTGCCTGAGAAATTTGAACATTCAGAGTATCATTTACTTTTGCACCTAAACGATATCCATCAATAACTGTAGATGGTGCAACATCTTCATTAAGTTCATTATAAAGATAAAGACGATTGGTTGATGCAATACCTACAGTTTTTGCTACATCAACAGCAACAAATTCAATACTTGTTTCGGATGTTTCAATTTCCTTAGGGGGAATAACATGCGTGACATAACCAATATCATCTCTTGGGAATGCTTCACTTCTAAATCCCGAAGCAATCAGAGATTTTGCACCGAAGTTTGAGTTAGAGTTGGTGATCGATAAGTCACCACCAGATTCTGAAACAAAGTGCTGGGCATAACCAATCGCAAAGATTGAAACTAACTGAAGGAATGCGTTATTGGTTGCCTTAATATGGAAATTCTCATACTCTGGTTTAAATCTTGCCAGAGAATCGGTATGAAGATTGTCGTATGAAGTTTGATCCTTATAAGTTCCAGAAGTGGAGTCATATTTTACAAATGCATTATCATCCTTCTGAAGACCGATACCTGTGAACTGAGCCACAACCATCGACTTAAATCCACTTGCCTTATTACCATCAGCAAGCAGACCACACATGCCATAAACAGAACGCAGAGAAATATTGAAAATGTATGGTGAAGCAGATGTAACTGTATCTACAGAAATATTCAGAGTTGCTCCAGCAATCGATGGAAGTGCATTTGCTGGAGAATTTTGTACTTCATAAACAATCTGTGTCGTGCTATTAACTTCGGAAACAACATACTGACCATCATATCCAGGGGAACCTACACCATTAATACTAATTGGTGTATCCACATTCAAACCAGCAAGTGGTTCTGATAAAGTTACAGTGATTTGAGTACCGGAAGTTACACCATCTCCAGCTTTGATGCTTGAGATTCCAACTTCAGCACCACGAGATCCAACAATACGATATTCATCAACAACAGTTTGAATGTCGAGTGAAGCAGAAGGATAGTCCGGTTCAATAGGTCTACCACTTGATTGCCCATAAGCAATACCAACCTTCTCATAATACATATCCAGATCAGTTCTATCGGTAGAATAGGTCTGGAAATCATCATTAATACTTACATCATTCACACCATCAGCATACTCAAATCCTGTGAGTTTATGGTGAGAAAAATTAGGAACAAAGGTATTTGTTGTATAATCTTTAAAGCAAATACCATTTGGATCAGCATCAAGAATACTAAACTGCCAGAGATAGCATCCACCAGTTACACGGAAAACTGCAGATCTTTCAATATTATCATTCTCTGGATTTGGAACATAAAGAGGACGGATCTTGGTCTTACGAAGATCCATACCAACGATAGAAACACCACGAGGAATAATAACACCACCATGAATGGAGTTTAACTTATAAAGTGCGTTATTATTTGTTGCAAGATCAAAGTTTGTGGTGAGATCAAATGGAACTAAGTCATCAGTTGTTGCACCACTACGAAGTCTAAAATTATTTGCACCATCGGGAATATATCCAGGTCTATTATCAACTGTGTGATCTCCAGGATACAGAAGAATTGTGGTTTTATTAAATCTATCGTTGTCTAAACCTCTTTGATAAGAGAATCGTGCTGCCTCAATCAGTGCCCTTTGAATCGTCTTAAAAGGTCTTGTGAGGCTATTTCCCTGATTCTCGATACTATCGGTCGAATCTAAACTGCTTGGATCAACATAGAGAATGGTTCCACGAGTTGATTTCAGAAAATTATCTAATCTGGAGAGACCCATCTTATTAATGCTTATAGTTTCCGTTATGGATTATTTATCATATGAAAAAAGAGGAGACCCCTAAGGATCTCCTCTTCGCACTTCCTTCACACCATATTATTTTACCACTTCTCCTGCTTCCATGTCAACCTTTTTCGGAGTCCCTCATCGAATACCATAAGATACCGATGTTTACGAGACCGATCCCTCCACTCACCATCAGCACCGTTAATGCTACCCCTAGAATGTTTGGTTCCGTCTGCATAATAAAAGTCCTTCTTGGGTGCAGTTAGACCGTAGTATTGAAAATTGCAAGCTCTGTATATAACTCCAGAGTGGTGATTAGAGTCAGCGTAACTAAGAATAGCAGAAACTGTGGCATCTTTCCTAAACCTCTTAATGCAACGACTGACGAACCAAGACGTAATATTATGTTCTTCTTTTTGTAGATCTGGATGAATACAAAGTCGTGAGAGTTCATAGATTCCCTCTTGCTCATGTCTTTGTAATCCAAATGCACCTACTGCTATTTCTGGGACTGGTAACCCAGTAAAGATACAAGTGCCCAAGCACCCACCAACCCTAAGAATGTCAGAAACCGAGGATCTGAAAAGCCCATAATTGAAACCAGATTTAAAATCTTTCGATTCGTCTTTAAGATAATGATAGGTATAAAGAAGATCTTTAATCTCTTCCTTACCTACCCTATCTATATAAAAATCCGATTTCATTAAGTATTTTTACTCAATTTGTTTGCATTCTAACATATATTCTACTGTATTTGCTACATCATTCATAGCGTCACGAAGAAATGGTCGTTGTCCTGATTCTTGCTTGCGAATAGGACGAGAAGAATCAGTCAAAGTCCAACGCCACTGTTTCATTCCACCACAATACCAAAGATTAATTTTCATGTTTGAAATGTTCAAGTTGGATCCAGTTAAGGAGTGTTTGGAATGAAGTAATGGAAGCTTCCGTGCAATTAGTGTCCTTAAGTGTCTGAACATAATATTCCAGTGCTTCTATGACCATTTGACGGTCTTGTTGTGAAATAAGTGACATTTGGAGTTTTATAGAACTCAGAGCCCCCGACAGGATTTGAACCTGCGACAAACGGTTTACAAAACCGTTGCTCTACCACTGAGCTACAAGGGCATTAGTCAGTTGGCATCATTTCTGGATTTTCCAGTTCAACTTCAAACAACATGGGATGACACTCTTCATCTATAAGATAGAAAGAAGAATGATACAAATCCTCAGGTTCAAAACGTCTTTCGTTGTCTGCCAACTTAATCAACTCCAAGTCAAATAAAGATTCGTCAGGGAGTTCATCAAAAGTAAACGGAACCTGATTTATGAAATACATAAGAACAATCATCATTCCTTTATTATACCAACAATATCTGGTATCAATACGGTATTTCATATGGTTCCGTACTTTTGGTTATTTATTTCTACCACGATAAGTAGGAGTTTGTGCATGGCAATTTGGACATAACAAACGAAGATTTTCTAAACGATTATCTCGATTATTTCCATTAATATGGTCCAATTCAATTGGAGTAGGTTGTCCTCTCCATTCTGTTATGCCACAACACTCACACTGATGAACTTTGATACCCTCAGATATAAGTCTTAATTTGAGTTTATATGACTGATGGTAAGAATCTTCAGTTAAATAATATTCAATTGGTTTTGTTGTATGTTTATGAGTTTGTCCTTTTAACCAACCCATACCAGTGAAATGTGAAGTATCAAGATTCAATCTTTTGATTTTATCTTTTGCTACTTTATAATTTCCACCTGCTTCTTTAACTCCTATTTTAGATAGGACTTGACGAATACTTGTAGAAGTTTTAACTGCTTCCATAAATTGTTCGTCAGTGTATTTAGAAGACATACATTAAAAGGTAAAACTAATAATATTTATGTAACCCTACCTTTTAATAGCGGTGGCGAGATTCGAACTCGCACTGTGTTGATTTTAAGTCAACTGCCTGCTGCCAATTGGGCTACACCGCCACAAAAACTCAGAAGAAACTGAGTTGATTGTTAGATTCTACCACATAAGTTGGAAGATGTAAACGGCAGTATTCATTAAACGTAATCTTCATTTCTTTGTTGGTAAGATTACAGTTCTTTGCTGCCGTTGGTACATTCCATTTTGCTGAGAACAGCATTTCCATGGATTGTCGTGTTTCTGGACGCATTTGAAAAAGTAATAAGGTTAATTTTTTGCCGGGAATTTTTCCCCTCAAAAATGGAACTTAAAGTGGACTTGCATAAGAGAGAGTTTCTTCATCCACTGTTGCACGAACAAACTCTAACACGTTCATGAACTCATCCACGGTCTCGCAGACCACTTCCTTTTCCGACCCCTCACTGGAGTACAAATACACGGTTCGTTTGATTGGATCCACCACACAACGTGTCAGGTACTCGTCTTGCATTCGGTCGTCCGTTGATTACCTTAGTAGTGTACCAGGTCTCAGGGTCCCTGTCAAGGGGTCAGGAAAGTTTTAATGTTGTGGATCCAATACCCACCACGGAAAAAATTAAATTGGATCCAGATACTGAGAACGTTAAGGTATTTGTCCCATTACTATTTCCCGTGGAAGTAACGATTCCAGAAATTATTAACCCACCAGAATTAGGATCTGCTGGTAATTCTGGTACTTCTCTTGGTGTAAATCCTGCCATTTATTCACTCCTTTGTATCATAATGGTATCCTGCAATAGATCTTTGAGAATTATCTCCAGGATAATCTTCAATCGATCCCTCATATTCTGGAATAAGTCTTTCTGTATCAATTCTCTCAGCCATAATGTGATAGAAACAATTGATTGGCATACCTCCACGAGATTGAAGATACACTTTTTCATCATCCCATCGTTTTACAATAATATCTTGATGAGCACCGATTGGTGTCAAGTTAATTGTAATTGTTTCAATATCAACTAAACCTTTCCAATAATCTGGTAAGGAAATTTCATCCCTGTTTCTTACTCTACCACGAATATAAACTGCTGCTTCAGGTCCTTCAACACAGGTATGTGTCAATCTCCAACCTTCTCTCGTTGGGTGAGGAATATCAAAGTTTTTCTTTGCAGATAATCTATGAGCACCACAGAAAGCAACAACATCACCTTGAGATTGAACAAGTGCTCCTGCTCTTACAACTGCTTGTGCATTAACATCACCATTTACATCAAGATTATCAAAAATTGCAGCATCACCTCGAACTGCAAGTGAATATGGTGAATGATTCCAAGCACCACAAGCAATAATAGCTCCTGGAATGAATGGTGGTGTATGTGGATCGGTATTTAAGTCTGGACCGATCATTACCGTTGCCCAAATGTTAGGAAAAACATTAGGACTTCCCATAATAGTTGGAGATTCAATATAAGCAGATCCTCTAATTTCTAAGGGTCCAATACCTAAAATATCAGGTCTACCTACTCCAACAAATAATCTTTTTCCTACATATAAATCTGGAACTTTCATAGTTTATAGTTTAAATCTATCTTCATTAAAGAAGAACCCACCTTTGGATCCTTTAATCTTTGTTGCACCATCAGCACAATCAATTAATCCACCGTAGATATTAAGAATACCTTTACCAATACATTCTACAGTTTTCTCTGAGAATATTTTGGTGGATACTTTACTATCTAGGTCAATTTGCTGTGCCTTTATAAGAATTTTTTCATCGGCGTCTAATACTATAACACCTTTTTCGTTTCCTGTCCCCGAAGCACGGATGTCAATATTTTCTGCTGCTATCCTCAGTCTTCCTTTAGGAACATTAATTACAAAATCACCACTTGTTGCCTCAAAATATATTCCAGGTATTTCTTTCGAAACGTCAGTTCCTGCAATAACCTGATAAGTTCCAGGACATCTGTTAATAGTTCCACCTTTTCTACCACCTTCCGTGGATCCATCAACATCCATTTGCATGTAATGTCTTCCACCATCAGGTCCAGTACGAAGCATAACTCCCGACTGAACATTATCATCATGAATATGACCAAATCTCAATTCACCATGATGAGTTCCATATCTTGTGCTATATCTATCTTTCTTTTGACCCATTATGGTACTACCTCAAATTGTTGTTTTGGTGGAATCTTTCCTACACAGTCAATTACAGAAATAATTCTATCACCTGCTTGCTGCTTTCTATCAAGTTCTTCAGGTGTCAGTCTATTAATTGACGTAACAGGAACTAACTTAGCATTAAATCCACTCTTACTTATAACAAATATATTTGGATAACCTGTGATACTTCTGTTTTTGACAAGAGTAACTTTTTTTATTCCTCCTTGACCATCAACTTCATCAACATAACCGTCAGGATCTTCAACTGTTGTGGGAGGAACTATCTCTTCAGTAGGATCATCAGACTCTGTAGGAACAATTAATATTGGGTCTCCTGGAGTATATCCTTCACCAGGATCTAATGGTAAAGTATCAATAATTATTACTTCAATCGGATATGCTTCATCATCAACGGGAGTTGTAGGATCAAAAGGTGTTGGAGTTGGAAACTGTGGTGGTGGACCTGGAGGATCTGAAGAGTCATAATCTCCACAAATCGGAGCAGTTACAGTTTGACTTTCGGTAACTTGAACTGCTTCAGAGTTTGGATACTTAACCCAATCTCCGGCATTTAGACTGATTTTTTCTCCAGAAAGATATGGTAAGTCATAACATCCACTGGATCTTCTCACCATAGTTTCGCAATAGTTTGCAAACGTTCTTCCACCACCCCCTTCACTTCCATCATAACCATAAAGATAATCCTTTCCAGGTTCTTCAATTACAACAGCAACTACTCTACCATTTTTTAATCCACTAAGAGGAATGCAACCTTGTTTTCCACTATCTCCACCAAAAGATGGATTATTTGTTGTAGCACCACCTTCACCATTTTTTACATCAGGATCATATTCAAGAATGGCTCTTCCTACTGCACCAGAACCTTTACCGCAATTATCTTTAAACTTTACAAATGGTGGTTCAGAATATCCACCACCTTCAGTAATAATATCAACACCAAGAATCTCACCAGTGAATCCTATGATTGCATTTCCAGTAGCACCACCACCTTCTCCACCAAAAAACTCAACAACTGGTGGACCACAACGGAAAGGCCCAACATCACAAGGAGCACCTAATGGACTTACATCAAATCCATTTGTTGCGGATTCAACTGTTCCTTGGATAGATGTGATTGCTCCAGTGACTGCTCCCGCAGCATCTTCTACCTGATCAGTAATATTACCAGCAAAGTTAGTTACTTGATCCACAAGACCTTGAATGTCAAACGTTGCAGTTTTTTCTACACCATTCCAAGGACTCCAAGAATCAATCTCAGGGCAATTTGGTTTCGTATCACAAGTCAACCATGAGAAAATATCTGCAATAAATCCAAGAATATTTCCAGCAATATCAATCGTGGTTCCAATAATACCACTTATAGCACCCAAGATACCAGTGACTCCCGAGAGAATATCATTCAGAACACCACCAAGAATAACACTCACAAACTGAGAAGCAAAACAGGCAGGAACATTTATAAGTTTGTCAAATAATGAAAGAAGTAATTTTGATACTAGATTGAAAAGATTACCAATAATTTTTCTGAATAAACATGCAATCAGATCATTAACATTCTCTACAGCAGTTTTCAGATTTGGTCTCTCATTTGGAAAGATGAAATAATAAAAATCTTTCATCTTATCATTTACAACCTTAATTACATTCTTTTCAATTTCAGTAACAATCCATGTAATTCCTTGAGTAATTTTATCTGCTACAAACTTGACTTTATCTTCAATCCACCTCTGGACATCTTCAATACTTGTAGATACCTTTGTCTTCCAATCTGTTAATGTTTTTCTTGCCATCTCGATATCTTTTACAAGTTCCAAGATATCGAGTTGTATCTGCCCCATCGGTTGTTTTTCACAAACCGATGTAAGTGGAACACTATGTCTTTTCTGACCCTCTGTTTTTTGCTGTTCCGATGCAGCATCTTTAAGTGCATTATCACCAATAACAGATTGATTAGTTGCGTTGTTTACATTACCAGTGTTACCTTCACGATTCAGTGGATCAGTTTCTACAACATTAGGACCACCACTTTGTTTTCCTAATGGTTTTTCTTTATCTGTTCTTAAAGAATATTTTGCTACAGTTTCTTCAGCAAATCTATATCCCTGAAATGGTTTAAATCCAGCATCAGGAATATTATTCAAGACCTGAGTATATTGATTATATCCAAGCACACCCATAATAATTGGTTGTTGTGCATCTTCTCCATCTAAGAAGAAACCATACACAAACATACCTTGCTTAAGGTTTGGTGTCTGAGACAATCCACCAGTTCCTGCACCTGCAGTCACTGGATACATTACAGAAGCCCAAGGAAGATCATCGTCCTTTAATTCAGAAGGAACTGCAGTATGGTATCCCATAATGCGAACCTTATAACGATACTCGAATCCTTTATGATCTTCTGTAGTTGGAGTTCTGTATCCAGGAATGTTACCACTCCATTTGGTTTCATCAACGATTTGACCTAACCACCAAATGAAGTTATCTCTTCCTACAAAGTGTCTTTTAAATAAACCTTGCTCAACTGTCATAGACTCTACATTCTAATGCATCAGGGTTTTCATCACAGTACATTTCAAAACCACTAGGATCGTGATCGGTATCAGGATGATTTGCCTGATATCTTTCAAGGTGCTCGACCTCATCTTCTAAATGACGACGACGTTGCCCACTGGTATTAGGATTATCCAGTTCATCTTTGTCGTCATTAATATGTTGTTGTAGTGATTTGTCTGTCATTTTGGTCTCTTAGAAAGGTTTTCTTCCGAAGCTGTCTCTTACGAGAGTCATACTTGTGAAGGTGTCTCTTGGTGTTATTCGATGGCACAAACTTGCTATCATATATATGCCACCAGTTTCCTTGTTGATATCCTTATTTAAAGATCCCTCAAGTTTTGGAAACTCACAGTGTATCAAGTCCCCTGCCCTTAAACTAAAATCTCCTGGTATAATGATATTAATTTTAATCAAAAACATTTGATTATATCTCATGATGGATTGAACCATCGTATTTGCAGCATCATATGTAGGATTAAAAGGAGTATTCTTCCAATTAGAAAGTTGCTCTCCAATATTTTTACCACGAGGAAGAGTTCCGACATCAAGAACATGACTCATTAATCTTGATACTGGTTTTCTAAATTCATCAGCAACGGATAAGATATCATCTCTACCACCTGTTACTATCTTATCTTTTTGATTATCATCAATAGTATACTCACGAACTCTGTAGTCCATCGCAAAAAAATCAAAGAAAATACTACGGTTGGCATAAGTTCCAAGAGTCAGATTATTCTGAAGATCTATATCTTTATTGATTGTGTATGATAAAATTTTACCATCATATTCTTCTGGTTTATCTGCAGATTCTGTATAGATATATTTCTTTTTATATTTTTGATCAAACAGAGCATCGATAGATCTAAAGTTATATCCATCATAAGTTTCATAGAAAAAATATCCAGCAGCACCACCAACTTCTCCAGATTTTTCTGGGACAGATTTAGATGCTAACCAAGTACACACATAAAAAGGTTTTCTATCATTACCAATAAACTGATAATTGATTGCAGTTTTATCTACTTTAACATCTTTTTTGGTTAATATTCCTTTTTCTTTAAACAAAGGTTCTTTAAGAATCTTTTCTACATTTTCTGATATTACTCCAGTATCATTTCCATATCTTTTGACTACTCTACTTTGTTCATTTGCAAAAAGTTCTCTAGAACAAAAGTCGAGAATATATACATCACTTTGAGTTTGAGGATCGGCGTTCCTTACTCTATTCACATATAGAGCATTATCTGCTTGAAATTTTAATTCGTTAGGAGTGTTCTGAGCATCTGCTATGGTTATGTTTACTTGCTCACCACCACGAATAGGTAAACCATCCAACACACCCACAGACTCTACAGGATTTCCATCATCTGTTGCCACAAATCCACTTTCAGTAATGACTGCAGACATCGTAACAGAATTAGATAACACACTTTCATAGTATCTAAGATCACTAACTCCACCAGATAGATCCGCAGACTCTCCAGTTTTTGTAGAAAAAACTCTAAACTTTAATATATTACCAGGAAGAGCTTGAAAATTATCTGCTGTCATTAACCTTGCTTGTAAAGGAATCCTATCAACTGAGATTGATAATAGTTATTTAACATCTCTTGCTTTGACATAGAATAACCACCAGGTAGTGATGGTTGTCCTGTGGGTTGAGAACCACCACCAATAGGAATGACTGTTGGTGGTAAAGGAACTAACCCAGATCTACCTGCTTGAGAAGATTGACTTATGGATTGAGTCATCATAGAAGACTTTGATGCTGCTGATTGCTGAGGTGCTAATTGAGCAGTAGAGTCTTGGGATTTAGTATCTCTTCCTTTAAGCATCGCAGGTTCTGAAATTCTTGTTTCATTTTTATCTGTTGCTACTTGACTTGACGCTGCCTGTTGCGCTACTGCATTTGATTGTTGTTGATTTTGTGCTAAAGATACTCCACCACTTAACCATTTTTTCCAGTGTTGTGGTGGATTTGCTGGTGCTGGGTCGGTTACTTTTCTTTGAGAAGTATAATGATAAAAGTTTCCTCTTGGGTGGAACATCGGATCACCAGCACCTTTATTTTTAAGTTGCGACTGACCTTTAAAATCAGTTCTCCCATTCAGTACTTTAAGTGCTTCTATAATTTTTCCTTGATTTTGCTTTAATTTTTTAGCAAGAGCAGGATCTCTTCTAGCTAATCCTTTATAAACAGCTTCAAACTGGTCTGCTTGAGTTCCAACACCCATAATTGTGTTTGGCCAATTAGGATCTGCAACTCTCGTAAGAACAGCAGCTGCGACTCCATATTCATCATCAGTTCCTCTTGCAGCTTCTCCACTAACAATATATGCAAGGTCACTCCAATCTTGCTCACTCATATTTTTTAGTGACCCTCCACCAGATCCCAAAGATGTTACAGTTCCTTGTGGAGTTGCTCCTTCAATTTGTGGAGATTCTGGTCTTCCACCTCTACCACCTTCAGTGTTCTCTAAGGGTTCCAGATCTGCAAGTTTTTCCTTAGGTGGATTCTTTGGCATATCAAAGAAAGAATTTTTAATATGCTTAAGGAATCCTAACGGATCTCTAAACTGGAATGTTGGGTCTGGAAGTTGTGAAAGTTTACCTTTTTTATTTCCAAACCACTGATTATCTGCAACTATTTTAAACGGACTCCAAGGATGTCCACCAAGGAAATCCTGTAAACCTTTCATAGATCTCTTCCAACCAACACTCCATTCCAAAGCATTTTTTATAATACCAGGAAAACCTGGATTTGGAATCTTATACTTTGGCCAGTTATCAATATACTTTTTACTACCTCTCTTTACCCAATTCAGGGCAACACCACCAACATCTAATGCTTTCTTTATACCATTCCAAAGTTTAGTTTTGGCACCACTAATACCTTTACCTAAGATTAATTCATAAAAAATATCACCAACAAACTCACCAATAAACTCACCTAACATAGTTCCCAAAATAGGAATGGGAATAAAAGATCCAAGGGCACCACCAAGGGCAGCACCACCTGCTTTAAATAATGATTGATTAACTGGTTCACCAGCCATCAAAGAAGCAACACCAATAAGTATTGGACCTAAGATTGGTATTCTTCTGAAGAATCCTTTAGCAGCTATTGCTCCAGGTTTATTTAAAACATTTAGTCCCTTCCCTCTAGGTGTTGATGGTTTTAGTGTTGATGGTTTTGGTGCTGTTGCTTGACGGAAAGATCTTTTAGCCGCAGTCCCCACTGCTTTAGTTGCTCCTCTCAAACCCTGACCACCTCTAAGAGCACCTGCAGCTGCAGTCCCTGCTCTCAATCCAAATCTTGAACCACTAGCAACAGATTTAACAGATAAATTGACTACATTTTTAATAGAACTACCTAAAGCAGAAAAAGTAGTTGAAACTGCTTTACCAGTTAAATTAACAGATGCTTGAAGTGCTTTGGTTGGAAGATATAAAGGATTTAAAAGAGATTTTCCAGCAAAGCTTGCAAGAGCAGTGATTGGTTTTCTAAATCCGATTAATAATCTTGAGGCAAACTTCCAGTTGTTAGCAAGTCCGTTTTGAATATCATCTAAAATTTTAAAAACTTGCTGTTGATTTGTTAATAAGAAATCAGCTAAACCACCAAGTAATATATTCGAAAAGAAATTAATTACTCTATCAAGAAAACTAGGTGCTTGTATTCCTATACCACCCCTCTTTTCACTACTCTTTTCTTTTTTATCTTCCTCTAATTCATCTTCTCTTTGCTTCTTCTTCTCTTCAGAAACATCTTTCTTTTTATTTAAAAGTTTCTTATCATCAAATTTTTTCTTTTTACCTAAGATATCGGTTATGTTATTAATATTTTTTTGAATTGTTTCAATAACTTTTACGAGAGACTCTAAAGATCTTGGTTTGTTTTTCCCTACGTTTCCTTCAGTTATATCCTTTGATAATTGACCACCTCTTTCAGGCTTTTCTAATAATTTTTGAACTGATATTGATCTCTTTTCTACTTTTACTAATGCACCACCACGACCTTTTTCTTCGTCGGTAGATATTGTCTTTTTAGCATCCTTTTTAATCTTATCCTTTCCACCACCAAGCAATTTATCTTTTGCTATACTTTTTCCAGCAGATATTAAAGCACCTCTTGATGTGCCTGCCGTTAATAATCTTGCTGCTGCTAAAAGTGGTAGTGCCATTATCCGATTAAGTTATAGATGGATCTAATGACCAAGTTAGTGACATTAAAAGGATCTTCAGATGAAAAAGAAGGAACTGGAGCTTGTCCAGGAGTGCTCACTGTAGCAGAATTATTTGGTATAATATTCTGCATTATATTAGATACTCCATTAATAGTTTGATAATCTCCATAAAGAGTCTTTAGTTGATCCAAAGGAACAAAGTGTTCATCTGGAGTAAGATCAATAGTAGCAGGAGGAGTTGTTTCCATACCAGAACTTGATTGTCCAGGAGATTCTCCTGATGCAGAACTTGTAGATCCAAAAGTAGGTTTTCCTGAGGTAATAAAGTTTACAAATGCTTCGTGTCCTGCCGGGTTTGCATCGATATGTAAGTGATCTACATAGTTACCACCAGTTTTTCCTTGAGTTCCTATAATTGTTCCTGCCTTTATTTTATCCCCAACCTTAAAGTTGCCAAATTTGCTCAAGTGCCCAAACAACATATTTCCTGTTTGGTTCTTAACTACAACAGTATTCCCATATCCACCAGCAGGTGCTTTAAAAATTACTTCAGATTCTAAAGGTACGGGAATATCGGCATTTGGTGAGGATGCAAGATTAGTTCCATGTAAGAGGGTATAATCCCTAGGGTATCCATCAGTTCTCTTTGTATTGGAACCACTATGGTGAGATCTTAAGTCAGAATATTTGTATGTTTGTCCTGGATTAAGTATTTTATTTCCACCACCATTACTACTAAAATACTTAATCTTTCCAGCATACCCACCACTGGACATAGTTTGAATATCACCAAGTGCAGCCATTCCTGGTTTGTTTGCACCAGGTCCACCATAAAAACTATTAAGGGTTAGTAGATTCTCTACACCAACGGAATCAGCTGCTGCCTTATTAATCATAACTTCACCAGGTTGAGCAGCAATCAGTTGCGTGTCTTTTCCAAGACCAGCAATTCTAATGCCAGAATCTGGAGTAATTGGACCACCTCCTTTGAAACTAATCTGATTCACATGAACAACTTGTCCACCTGTAGTTTGTGTTTGGACTGGTTGAGCAAAAGTTGCTAGAGGTATTCTTGGAAGATTAGGTACGTTTGGAAGTTGCGGTGCTTGAATTGGAGTATGTCTATAAATCCAACTTGGTATTCTTGAAAGATTATTGTTCACTCCATTAACAAAATTTTTAATACTATTGTTTATAGAGTTAATAACATTTCTTAGAGGTTGTATTAGAGTATTATCAATCCAAGTAATAATATTATTAAAAAATCCAATAATGTTATTGACTAAATCTTGAAGTGGCTTTAACAGTATCTGAGGATCGTTTATAACATTAAGAAGAAATTCAATTGCCCCACCAGTTAAGATGGACAAAAAGAATTGCTTTACTCTATCAAAAAAACTAATAAAAGGTTTTTGAACTTTTTCAAGTGCCTTATCAAATATACCACTACTTCTTTTTGATTCTAGCTTTGCTTCCCTTGCTTTCTTTTTCTTTTTTTCTTTATCTCTTCTGTCTAACTCTGCTTCCCTTTGCTCAGTTTTACTTTGATTTTGAAGAAAAGTTCTTATTGTGATCAAAGATTCTAAGATGTTACCGATTCCATCCAGTAAATCTTCTTGAAGTTTTCCAGAGTCAACTTTAGATTTTTGATCTTGATCTGGAAATATATCAGAAACTGAGGGTATAAGTTTCTGTGCTTTTACAATTGCACTAGAAGGTGCTGGTTGTTTACGATCCAATACTTTATTGATATCAACCTTCTTAGGTTTGACTATAAACCTACCTGTCTTTCCTTTTACTCTCTTAAGTTCTGCAGTGACTAACTCTATGGTCCCAGTAGACATCTGGGAACCAGGCATTCTACCCGCAGCAGCTGCAGTTCTTAACTCTCTATAATATTCCTCATAAGTTAAGTCAAAGACATCTTCCAACCCTAAGATGGAAAGAATCTGAGGATCTATATCTTCTTCTACAAAATCATCTAATTTTTTGGGAGAAACAGCAAGTGCTGAAGATGAAGGTGGTCGTGGGGAAGATCTTCTTCCAGCACCAGCACCAACTTCTACTGCACTTTCTTCTCTAATAAGATTTAAAAGTTCATCCAGTCCCTCTGGACCGAGTTCTTCTTCAAGTTGTTTAGTTGCTTCTTTTTTTCTGCTTTCAAATCCTTCTTCTCTAGCCTTAGTTAAATATCTTGCAACTAACCATCTTTGATATTCTTCTGCTTTATCTGGAGCATTTGCTTCATCAAATATAGGAATACCTTCAGGATCTTTTTTTATATTACTTATTACTTCATCTGCTTCTTTATCAGACAACCTGACATAGGAAGTTTTCCTAGAAGCACCAGGGTAATCCTTGCCAGTTAATTGGGCTCTAAAAGAATTCCATCCTCTCTCACCAAGTGGAGTATTATACCATTTTACTATTCCTGATGGTGGATTAAGAGCCATTCTGTTGCAGTCTTAGTTTTTCATCTTCCAGATGTTGTTGTAACAAACCAATATAGATATCTCGCTCCCAAGGAATCAAGTTTTCAACTTCTGTTAATGAATATTTATGGAACTGCATCAAGGCAAAGTTAATCTTGTAGTAGTTCTCAAGGTCCATATGGACCATGCTTATGCGAAAAAACTCGATAACCCTTCTAATACTACTGTATTTTCTACCTTTGTTTTTGGATTAGTAAACTTAATCTCATGAGATAACTTAGGCATAGTATCAAAGAATTTCTCAATTTCTTTGAATTGAATACTATTCATCTGCTCTAAAAAGTCTACCAGTTCTTTTTTAGTTACATCAGCAGCAACCCACACTTCTTCGGCACTATAAATCTTATCGATACATGAAGAGATTAAATCAAAAGATTCATCCAATCCCACATTTCCCGAAAAATCAAAGTTATTCTTGATAAACTGATCAAGTGATGGATACTTCATCTCCATCATCAGATTGTCATCGAGTTTAATCTTATTTGTATGTTCTTCAGACTTATGAACCTTAATTTCGTCAATATCAATTGTCACTGGAACTGATGTTTCACCGTCATCAGGTGCAATTAAATTAACCTCAATTTGTTCACCTACAGATTTTCCTCTAATATTTAAGAACAAGTATTCAATATCAAAGGTAGGAAGTGCTTCTACTTTAACCGATTTTGTTTGAATGCAATTTTTTAAAACTGTCTTAATTGCATTTGAAATTTCTTTACTATTTTCAGTTTCAAGAGCAAGAACAAGAAGTTTCTCTTCTTTGACTAAAAATGGTCTATACTTGATTGGTTTTCCAGTAGATGGCAACTCAAGTTCATAAGTTGGCGTTACAATTGTTGGTAAAGGCATAATGACCTATAGAAGTTTCAGTATGATTATTTATTATGCCACACCAGGATTAAGAACTCCAGTTAAACCTGGTATTCCTTCACCAAGAGGAAGTGGTTGTCCATTTATATCTCTTATAACTGGACTAAATGGTACAGTTGGAATATTTACAGTAATTTCTTCTTCTACTGGTGGTTGGGGAACTCCAGGTGGTGTTGTTGGAACTGGTTCTGGAGTATCGGAAACGGGATCAAATCCTCTGCTTGCTATGTATCTAATGAATGAGAATGAAACATTACATTTTAAAATTTGACTTTGATCATAAGAAACTGGCATCGCAGTTATGCTAGTAGGAAACCCATGAACAAAAGTATAATCTAATGTTTTGGTAGATCCATTATAATGATGATCCTTTTCAAACTTTGTTAAATAAAAGTTAACCTTATAATCATTTGCATATGCAACTCTATGGTTGACATAAGGACTTTCAAATCTTTGCCTATCAATAACACCAGTAATATAATCTATCCAACTCTCAAAAAAATCTACAACTTTATATTCTCTATCAACATAAAATGTCATATCAGCAGTTTCATCATAAATTCTGCGATATACCATCTTCTCACTAACTCCATGGTAATCATTCGTTACATCATGAGTTGCTAAAGATGAACCAGGAAGGTTTGCTTCAGAACACAATAAAGAAATGTTATCAACATCAAAGGACGTAATACCTCTGCTAGAAGCAAGAGATGATACTTTTGATGGAACAGGGATAGTTAAACGATATAAAGAAGTTTGTGCAAGGTTGAGTAACCTTGATTTGATATCACTTGTTCGTAAGTTTTCTGGGCGGATACCAGCCATCTATAAATACTTCTACCGATATATTATGTATAATGGCAGAAAGCATTAAGAGTCGTTATAAACCAGAGTATCCAAAAAAGTATAAAGGCGATCCCAATAATATCATCTGTCGTAGTAGTTGGGAAAGAAAATTTTGTCGGTGGTGTGATTTAAATGAAAGCATTTTAGAGTGGGGTTCTGAAGAATTCTTTATTCCATACTTTGATCCAACAACAAGTAGAGTCAGAAGATACTTCCCAGATTTTATTATCAAAGTTCGTGAGCAATCTGGAGAGATTAAAAAGTATGTGATTGAAATCAAACCCAAAAGACAGACGATGCCACCTGTACAGTCAAGTAAAAAAAGAACAAGGACTTATATTAATGAAGTCAAAACTTATGCAGTGAATGAGGCAAAATGGAAGGCTGCAAAAGAATGGTGTGCAGATAGAATGCTTGAGTTCCGTATCATAACAGAAAACGAATTAGGTATCGGTTAATGGCACAAGGTTTCGGTCAGAGTGTTCAAAAACAATCAGTAAGAATATCTCAACTGAAAAGAAAACTTGATGGTTCTGAAGATGCTGATCTAATTATGATGAGCATTATGGAAGTCTTTAGGGATATTGAATACGTTCCAGACCCAGGAAACTATTATACCTTCATATACATCCCAAAGACTCCGGAGATTAGATACGATGAACACCCATTAGTTGCAGTGACTGAAGTTCAACGATGGGGATTTAAAGGATTCAATTATCACTGGGGAATGATGAGGAACTATACATGGCAAGAAGTTGCAGGAGCACTTTATCATATCAGATCAAATGAGATTGATTATCTTCGTTCATTACCTTATGGGAAAATAAGAACTAAATAGATAAAAAAGTCTATAATGTCTCATACTCTACAAAAAATTGAGATGAATAACCCTCTTGTAGGTGAGGAGAATTTCTGATGGCAAACTCAGGAACATTTACAAAAGGTGGAAGAATTTGGAGATATGAAACTAGTCCTCAGGGAAATATAATAGGAATTTACTACGAAACAAACCAGACAGAGTACGATAGAGTTAAAAATAAAACATATACAATTTATACAAATCCTGGAGGATCAAGTGCGCCATCATCTCAACAGACAACGGAGAACGTAACTGGAGAAAGATATACTGGAACTGAAAATGGAAAATATTATGTTCAAGTATCATTCTACGAAAAACAATCAAATAACACTTGGTCATATAAACCATCTCCACCAGGATTAGAAACTGATAATGGAAATCTCACGCAGGCTCAAGCAATAGGTAATGATACTGCATTAAAAAATCAAATAACACAAAGTCAATCACCAAATACATCACCAACTGATCCAAACCAACCAGGAACTCCTGGTGGTTCTACTCCAGCAAATCCAAATACACCAGAAGAACCTGGAAATCAACCACCATCAAGTGGGATCTTAGTATATCCAATATCAAGACCAGATACATTAGATTACTTACAGGTTACTTCTATAAAATATGTTTCTGGTGGTTTGCCAGGATCTGGAACATTTTCAACAACTCCTGTTGGAAAAAGAATGACTGAACGAGGGACCACAATATGGCTTCCTATGCAACCATCAATTACGGATAATAACGCAGTTTCGTGGAACCAAGATGAGTTAAATCCATTTCAAGCAAGACTCGCTAACACAGCATATAATACAATTAATAATCTTGGCAAGGCACAATTCAAACAAGCTTTTGGAACTATCGTTAACGATGCAAAAGACTTTGCTCAAGATGTTGCATCTGCATCAGGACTTCCAAATTATGTGAGAGCATATTTTGCAGGACAAGCAGTTGGAGCAAATATTATCGGAAGACAAACTGGTGCTGTATTAAATAATAATCTGGAACTTCTTTTCCAAGGACCAACACTTCGTACTTTCCAATATAATTATAGATTCACTCCCAGAGATCCTGGTGAAAGTATTGTAGTCAAAAATATAATAAAAACTTTGAAGATAGAAATGGCAGTAGATAACACTGCAGGTAATGGAATATTTTTATCAAGTCCAAATGTATTTGAACTTAAATACTTCTTTGGAGCAACAAAGCAAGAGCATCCATTTTTAAATAAAATAAAATTATGTGCTCTTACAAATCTTTCAGTTGATTATACTCCAGATGGTTCTTATATGACTTTTGATGATGGTTCTATGACATCATATAATGTTTCTATGCAATTCTCTGAACTGGAACCAATCTATAAAAAAGATCAAGTAGAAGCATCTAGTGTAATGGGTTACTAAAAATGTCAAGACCTTACTTCAGACAAGTTCCTAATTTTGAATATGTCAGCAGAAATTCTGGAGAACAAAACATCTCCGATTATGTTGAAGTAAAAAATCTTTTCAAGAGGGGAAAGTTAAGAGAAGATATCTTTGGAAATCTTAACTACTTCACCAAGTATAAGATTATTGGTGATGAGAGACCAGATAATGTTGCATTCAAACTTTATGGGGATTCAACTCTCGATTGGGTAGTTCTTTTATCAAATAACATTCTGAACATTCAAACAGAGTGGCCGATGACTCAAAGAACTTTTGATCAAGTAATGCTTGAGAAGTATGGTTCATATGAAAATCTTTACTCTGGTATTCATCACTACGAAACAGAAGAAGTCAGAGATTCATCTGGAAGAATTGTTTTAAGAAGTGGTCTTAGAATCTCACCAACTTGGAAAACGAATGGAAACTTTGTAGAGATTGTTAATTCTCAGATTGCAGTTATTTCCTCAGGTGACTCTGTAAATCCATCATCAACTGTTACAGTCTATCTTGTAAATGGTATTCCTGGATTAGAAATTGGAGATCAAGTTGCAATCAATAATGTAACTGATAATCAATATAATGGAAGACAAGTTGTAACTGAAATCCTTGCTCAAAGTGGAAATGTCGTAACTGGTTTCAGATACGAACTTCCTTTTACTCCCAATATTGCATCACCTACATTATCAAATCCAAGAAAAGAAGAAGTATTATTCTTGGTTCCCGAGACATCTACAGTCACTGCAAATTCTTATTACTATGAATACTGGGATGCAGGTCTTGGATACTCTGTATATGTTCCATCAACTTCCTTCGTAACTACAGTCACTAATCATGAATACGAACTTCAGATTCAAGAAGATAGAAGAAATATTTTTACACTTAAACCCAGGTATCTGAATGTCGTGTTTAATGATATGGATGGTTTTATGCCATACAAAAAAGGTGGCAGTCAGTATGTGAATGCCACCTTGAAGAGAGGAGAAAATATTAGATTGTTTGAGTAATCACTCTTCAGCAAGACGCTGGAAGTAACTCAGAGCATCATCTTCATCCTCATCAGGAGTCTCGATCTTAGGGAGAGAAGGTGACTTACTGCGTGCAAAGGATTGCTCCAGTTCTGCAATCACACTCTCTTCCTTAGAAGGAGTTTGAGCATAGGATTCATAATCATCCTCTTGCTCTTGAACAGCAGCACGAGCAGATTTCTGACCCAGAACATACTTCAGACGCTTCTCAAGATCCTCATAGGACTTGAACTGATCAGGAGCAACAATAGCAGAGAGAGAATACTCTTTCTTCCACAGTGCTTCCAGAGCATCGTCATCATCAAACAGAGGAGAAGAAGAATCAAACTCCGACTTGTCGTAGTTCCAATAACCTTCAACCTTACGAATCTTCAGACGGAAGTTTGCACCACCCCAGAAGTCAAAAGGATTGATCGGTTCTTCATCTTCAAACTCAGGTTGCATAGCATTCAGGATCTTATCAAAGATCTTCTTACCGAACTTGAACAGGAAAACCTTACCTTCGTTCTCGGGGTGTGCGGGATCTTTTACCACATAGATGTTGCTGTAGTAAGACAGTTTACGTTTCTGCTTACGAACAGTTTCTTTATCCTTATCACTACCACTGTTCCAGAGTTCACGATTGTGCTCAGAAACAGGATCCTTCTGACCAATAGTAGTCAGAGAGTTTTCAATATACCAACCACCATGACCTTGGAATGCGTGTGCATACATCTTCACCCAGGGAAGTTCTTCACCTTCAGGTGCAGGGAGGAAACGAATGATTGCGGAACCAACACCAGTCTTGTCCATTTCTGGTTTCCAGAAACGTTCATCAGCACCACCAGAACCAGTGCTCATTTTCTCTACTTCCTTCACCAGTTTCTCAGTGAGAGAACCCAGTTTGGATTGCTTTTTCAGATTTTCAAAAGACATTAGATTACCTCGGATTGTTTGGATTTGGCTTTTGTGTACCCTATCAGTCTACAGGTCGGAACCCGTCTTGTCAATACGTTCTTTCATGGTCTCAAGCAGTTGGGTCATGTTGTTGAATATGACGTTCATATCCACATGAGGAGGAAGACCCATCATTTGAGCAGACTCTCTGATTCTTTCTTTCATCTTGATTGCCTCAGGATCATCAGAAAGTTTCAAACGAGTGTAAAGAACTCGTTGCTTATTCAAAAGTTTCTCCAGAAGAGAAACGTGAAATAACTTTTCCTCTTTATTCATACGAGGAAACTCAAATACATTTCTGTATACATCTTCTTGTAGTGCAGAAATTTCAGACATCTCAGCACGAACAAGTTCTGAATCAAAAAAACTCATGTTCCTCCAACAACTTGCTTGAGTATCTTTTTAAAATGGAATACATCTATATGTAGGAACGGAGAATATTTTTTTATTTTTAGACTGACGGTTTCCCACACAGGATCTTTTAGTTTCTTATCAAAGTTTTTCCCGAACAGGAATATTCTATCGTATATCACTAGTGTTTCCAGACTAATATTACCGATCAGGAAACTTTTTAGAAGCAGTGGATGACCCTTAGAGCAGTCAAATACTTCATCAAACTTATTTTCAAATAACTGTTGCGACTCTTCCTTAAACAAATAGGATAGAGATTGTATTCTTTTTTGCCAAGACCTATATCGTGTCTCACCTTCTTTAATCATCTCTCCAATCCATACTGTCTGTGGATCGGTACAAGAAACAAAGTTTGCTACAAAGAAATCGATAACTTCCTTATCTTCCTTTTGTCTCGATAGTTTCTCGAACCAATATCTATCTTTCCTTTTATAGAAAGATTGAAGAGATGCACGACTCTTACCTTGATACTTGTGATAATCATAAGAATCTTTTGTAAAGTGATTCTTCAGGGCAAGGTAAGTCTTATAAGTATCAAAGGGCACCATTCAAAAAAGTAATATAGGAATTTTTTGCCGGGAATTTTTTCTCCCTAAAATGGAATCAAAAGACTAATCTTGCACGGGAGGTCTTCTTCAAGAAGTTTAACTCCATAGCCTCATACTTAATCTTTTCTTTGAGTGGTTTAGAAATAAGTTTCGGAACAGACTCAACATCGATACTATTCTTTTCACAGAAGTGAATAATAGCATCGATGTAATTCATGTCTTCATTATGTTGAACAAGATTCTCGATCTCTTGGGCAAATCGAGAAGGACAGAAAAACTTATTTTCTAGTGCTTTTTCTAATTCATTCTCCATTTGACCTAACACAGTGATGTACAATCTTTTTCCTCAACTTTTGTTCATTCTAAAACAAAACTGCAATAACGTCAAGGCAGTTTATCGTTGACAAACTTCTTGATGTATTGAGTCAACATTCGAATGTATTTTGCTTTGTCGTATTCCTCGTAAACTTCTACTTCTCCGTTCTCACAAGTCATAATAATCACGAACTTCTTTACCGAAAGTCCAGTGAGTTCATGAAGCATACATGCATATGCACAACACTGAACGAAGTATCCATCAATCCACTCTCGTGGTTTAGGTTGTTTGGAAGTTTTAAAATCGATGATTGAAAGTTCTCCATCAAATTCAGCAATACAATCAACAGTGCCTGCGACACCTAAGTATTGACTATAAAGAGAACCCTCAAGGGCATAAATGTTATTTATACGATTGAGGGTAGGGACTGCAACTTGAAAGAGATGTTCTGAAATAGGAAGAACATCAGAGTTGCAATCCAGATTCTTAAGATACTGCTCAATCAGAGTGTGAGCATCTGTTCCACGACTGGTTGCTCTACGAGTAATACGGTCTGCTTCTTCATCACCAACTCTCTTACGCCATGCAGCAAACTTTTCTTTGCTGAAATGACTGATTACTGATGTAATAGAAACAAACTTCTGAAGTTCTTCCTTCCCTGGAACTTTGTAATAACGAACTCCATCAATCATTTCCCTCTCAAGAGAAGGAAGATTCAATTCAACATGATTAAACATCAGAGATTCAATTCCATCTTAGCAACGAGATACTCCTTACAAAGTCCCGAACGAACAATATCTTCTACACCAAACTCAATCATAGACATGGATGGCATGACTCTCAGAATTCTCATAAAGTCAACGATACCATTACGTTCGTTTGTCTTTACAAGGTCTGACTGAGTTGCATCACCACAGAACATGATCTTAGAGTTCTCACCCACACGAGTAATGATTGAATCAAGTTCGTGGAAGTTCAAGTTCTGGAATTCATCAACGATGATGATTGCATTATCTAGAGTAGTTCCCCGAATAAAAGAAGTACTCCAAAAACTAATCGTGCCTTGAGTCTTAAGATTTCCATACAACATCTCAAATGCAGAATCATCAGGCATCTCGAACATGTACTTTACCATATTCTTATATGGAATTTGGTAAAGAGATGATTTATCCTCATGGTCTCCAGGAAGGAAACCAATCTCACGAGTTGCTACCAGAGAACGAACCAGATAGATTTTTTCGTAAGGAGTTTTCTCATCAAGTACATCGCGTAGTGCGTTGTAGAGAGTGATAAAGGTCTTACCTGTTCCTGCTGCACCGTAGGCAACAACATTCTGTTGAAGTTTGTATTGTTTGAAGAGTGCCTCTTGATTATCAGTCAAAGGCTCAATCGTCTTCATGATATCAAGATTGATTGGCTTCTTGCGTTTCATCTGTCTGTTACTCATTCCAAATGGTACTGGATTCGGTGCTCTCTTTCTTGCCATAAATCAACTAAATGGTTTTACTGTTGCGCCAGGCATTTTTGAAGCTTTACGAAGAACTTCATTCCATCCTGGATTTTTCTTGACAAGTTTTTCTTGCCACTCACCAACCTCACCGACTCCAGCACATCCCTGAGACCAATCTTTGTCCCAATCTGGATTGTCTTTTCTCCACTGTTCATAGTCAGCAACTGACATGACAAGTTCTTGTGTATCACCTGTCTTAAGATTTTTAACTGGATATACTGGCATAGTTAAGAATAATGTATAGGGATATTTATTCGATAGTAATAGAGGGGGCATCATTACACTCAGAACAACCCTCACGAGTCCAACCAAGTGCTTCAGATACTGCAGGGAACTGACAGGTAAAGATACAACGTACCAATTCAGCAATCTCCATATGTTCCTTCTGTGTTCCGTGTGCCGAACGAAGATCGATGTAATGGATCCACGACCTTACAGAACCGGTCATATAGAGTCTTGTGGGGGTCGCCAGAGGCAGTACAAACCTTGCACACTCCTTTGCCACTCCCTTCTCTAGAAGACGATTGTAGACCCTCTGAGACTGCTCGAACAGAACACGAATGTCTTCCAGCAGTGTGAGTTTCAAATAGTCTGGAAGGTCATCAATACTGTTCTGACGATTCTTATTATCCTGACGACGAAGTTCAGGAAGGGGAATGGTATTATTCAAAAGATTAGCATCAGCATATCGTTGGGAAAACTCTTGATATGTGAAACTCCTATGACGGAGTATTTGTGCTGCTATTCCACGAGTAGTATTAATCTCAACAGTCATACTTGCCTGCTCAAAGATACTCCAGTGCTGATGCTGGATACAATATTTGAGCAATCCAGAGAACTTTTCATTCTCTTGATTCGCAGGGTTGCTTACACGAGCACAATATGCCATGTGCTTCTCTGCATCTGGTGTAACACTTATGAGTTTAACTTCTGGTTTCATAAACTCAAACTCTTCAATCTGGGTATCCATCATCGTCATCAAAGATCTCATCGTAGTCGGTAAGGTGAGGAGCAACCTCCTCATAGTTTAGGTAGGAATCAGTATCAGAATACACTTCTGACTTCAAACAGTCAACAAGAGATTCCAGATTCCTTATAATTAACTTAAGCTTTTCTTTGTCCATCTCATGAACCTCCACAAAGGTAATTATAAACAAAAAAAAGAGGGGTGTCAAGACCCCTCTGGATTATTTTGCTGCCAGCAGAGTGGCAAGAGATGCTTTACGACGACGATCTTCTTTTTGCTTTTGTTCTTTAATAATTTGAAGTACGTTAAGTTTCTGCATCACTTATGACCCTCCTTAGTAAACTTAACACCACGATAGGTTTCGTTATACTGTTGGGGTTGTTGCATCATCTGCTGTTGATACTCAAGACGCTTTTGAGTATCGTATTCTACACCACGATATACGACTTTAGACATTAGGTTTGCTCCTTTACTGTGTGTAAAGTGCGTTCCTTCGGTTTCCCTACTTCCGTCCCTTAGGATGAACGTGCTTTATATAGAAATTATTTTTTGTATTTTTTGTTACCGTTTTAATCTCTCTGTCTCCAGTCTTCTGGTTTATCTCCAGTGAAGAAGTCAATAATATCATCGGCACCATTAAACCTACTTCTATGATTAGAAGGATCTGGGTCTCCAAGGTCTAATGCATTCATAAATGCATCAAGACTATCTTCTTGCATATCAGGATTAGCAGCACGTCTTCTTGCCTGTCTCAGAATAGTTGCAGCAGAACGATTTGATTTGGCAAGTTTTTCTGCCCAGATCATTTCACTTAACTCTACAGATTCACCTTTTACAATACGTTCGCAGATTGCTTCAAGGCGTAAACGATATTGAGTAGAGAGCATAAACTTCTCCAGATATAGTGTATTTAGTTTAACGTTCAATATAACTGAGTGTATGTTCTGTTGCGTAAAGTTGTTCTATGATAATATCACAACCAATCTTAGGATTACAATCACCGCAAGTATAAACATCCACTGCTGCTTTACCTTCTTCTGGCCAAGTATGAATACTGATATGACTTTCAGACAACAAACAAATTACAGTAACACCCTGTGGTTCAAACTTCTTTGAGATAGTCTGAACCACAGTAGCACCACTTGCAGCAGCAGCATTTTCTAACAAGTCAATAAGACATTTCTCATCATTCAAAAGGATGAAAGAACACCCGTAAAGATTTAAAAGATAATGCTTACCCATTTTCCACGTCCTTCAGTAGTTCACTGACAATCTTCTCAGTTCCATCCAACTTCTTGACAGTAAACACTGGAGACCGCATATATTTTTTAACCTTCTTATATTTCTTAAGAAGATTCTTTACTTCATCTTTATTGATTGCTACTTCAATCTTTTCTTCACTAAATCCTTCACTCATCTTTTTTTCTTTTTCTCTGGTGCTTTATATCCCCACAATTTAGGGTTTACTCTTCCGTATCCAAAATCAATCTTGCGGACTGCTCCTGAACCATACTTGTCGTAATAGAAATCAAATAGGTCAACTCTCTTTCTGCAACGAGTTACGTCTAAGAAAGTTTCACCATCTACATTATACCAAATAAGATATGCATCATTTGGAAGTGATGAATCTTTTGCTTGAACCATAGTTGCTCTTTCAAAAAGGATTTCACATCCATATTCATGAGGCAGATGTTTTGTGTTTTCTTTTTTCGAATCTGCCATAACTTTCTCCGCAACTATACTCACGAACGATTGCCCCACTGAATATCAGGGTATGCTTCTTTCACAATATCAAATGTGATATCGTATTTATTCTCCAAGTTCTTATCCTTCACAAGAACAAGAATATCTGCTTCGAGAGGATGAAGAGATTCGAGAATCTGAATGAAGATTGTCTCTCTACGAATTTTAGAAAGAGAATCATTACCACCTTTCACAAAATTATAGAGGTTCCTATAATCTCTACGAAGAGAAGAGTGATCTGTTCCTAGTGGATTTTCATTAGGACGATAAGGAACTTCACCTTCAGGAAGAAGAGAAACTACAGTATCATCATAATTCCAAATCAAAAGTGACTTAAGTGAGTCAGTTTCATATTGCTTTAGAACTTTGACCTTATCCTCATCCGTTTTTTGTTCATGAAGAAGATCAAGGATCTCATTCATAAAAGGATTGGGAGGAAGTTTTTTAATTTCTTTTGGTTGAGAAGTAGACTTTACAGGTGTCTTTCGAGTCCTATTCGTCGTCTTCTTCGTCGTCGTATTCGTAGTCATTTTCAAATCTCACTGCTAAAATTTCGTCTGGAATTATGTTTCCATTTTGATCAAACATTTCTGGGTGCGTGTATGCAGGATATGAGCTCTCATAGAAATGTTGCTTGGCCATCCATCCAATTACTCCACCAACAAAAAAGAACATTATAGAAACAAGAGTGCCGATGGTGAGTGTTACTGCTAACATTTTTTTTTCTCCGAGAGTTACTTTTTCCGAACGTCCAAATGAAATTCAAAAAATAAGTGTATCTCTCGACGAAAGAGAGAAATCATCTTACCAAACCTCATTTGGAATGTTTTTGGTTCTTCAGATTTCCTCCTCCGTTTTCTTAACAATAATTCCACACCCCGATTGATCTCGGGTTCAGAATTATTTAGTTTCTTTTTTGCGTCTCCCTTTCCTTTTGTCATGATTATACTTCCATGCATCCTCCAAGATGCCATACAAATAGTTTCTTATTTTTCGTGCTTCTGGTTTAGGGATATGACCATAAGCTTCACGAAGTTGTTTGTGCATCTCATCAGGACCACCTTCAAGATAGTCATCAAGATCCATTACTACATTACTGATGTTTGATGCAGTTGAACTTTCAATAAACTCTTCTACTTCAACTTTCCTTACACCCTTGACTTTAAGGTAGTCATAAAACTTCAGAACAAATTTTCCCTGAAAGGCATAATCAATTGCTTTTTCAACATCGTTATAAACTTCGTGAAAATTAGTTTTCATTAAACTAAGTTTTGCTCCTTAAGGTATTGAACTGTATCAGTACATCCACCGATGTGTTGATCATTTACAATTACTTGAGGGAATGTAGACCCCTCACCAAATTCTGCATAGAATTCTTCTTTGGTAAAATCAGTATTCAGTTTGTACACTACATGTTGCAACTCTGCTAACTGTAGCACCTGTTGAACTTTTGTGCAATATGGACAACCATCTTTCGAATAAACTGTAAACTTCATAGTATTTGTTAAGTTTTGAAAATTATTTAGTGGATATAATTGAGGCCAAGTATCTCTAATGATCTCGGCAAGTTTATATGGTGTATCGGAACTGATCATTAAAAAAGGAGGGTTTCCCCTCCTACTTTATCTAATTTTAACTCACGTGTCAACCAATTGCAGGTGCAGTAAGAGCAACAGGAGTTACTTCAGCAGCAGCAAGATCCAGAGGGAAATTATGAGCATTTCGTTCATGCATCACTTCCATGCCAAGACCACCACGATTCAGGATGTCTGCCCAAGTGTTGATCACATGACCTTGGGAATCTTGAATCGACTGGTTAAAGTTGAAACCATTCAAGTTGAAGGCCATCGTGCTAACTCCCAGAGCAGTGAACCAAATACCAACGACAGGCCAAGCAGCCAGAAAGAAATGTAGAGAGCGAGAGTTGTTGAAGGACGCATATTGGAAAATCAAACGACCAAAATAACCATGAGCAGCTACGATGTTGTATGTCTCTTCTTCTTGTCCAAACTTGTATCCATAGTTTTGTGATTCATTTTCTGTTGTCTCACGTACAAGACTAGAGGTGACGAGAGATCCGTGCATAGCAGAGAAAAGAGAACCACCGAAGACACCAGCAACTCCCAACATGTGGAAAGGATGCATAAGAATGTTGTGTTCTGCCTGGAAAACAAGCATGTAGTTGAAAGTTCCCGAAATCCCAAGAGGCATTGCGTCACTGAAGGATCCTTGACCAAAGGGATAGACCAGGAACACTGCAGAAGCAGCAGCAACGGGTGCAGAGTAGGCAACACAAATCCAAGGACGCATACCAAGTCGGTAAGAAAGTTCCCATTCACGTCCCATGTAGGCATAGATACCAATCAGAAAGTGGAAGACGACCAATTGGAATGGTCCACCGTTATATAGCCATTCATCAAGTGAATTTGCTTCCCAGATAGGATAGAAGTGAAGACCAATAGCGTTGCTTGAAGGGACAACAGCACCAGAGATGATGTTGTTTCCATACATGAGTGAACCAGCAACAGGTTCACGAATGCCATCGATGTCCACAGGGGGAGCACCGATGAAGGCGATGATGAAACAAATTGCTGCAGAAAGCAGTGTTGGAATCATCAGAACACCGAACCAACCAACATAAATGCGGTTATCGGTTGAAGTAACCCACTGGCAAAAAGATTCCCATGGGTTGGTAAGATTGCGTTGTGCAATAGAAGCAGTCATTTTCGTTAAAGGGTAAGTAAAAGTCCAGGGGGTTCTGGATGTTACATTATTCCCCACACCACCCTCCAGTGTGGGTATGAGAGACGCATTTATACTCCCATAGGTCTCGGTTAACGGGAGTTGCAAACATTAAAGAACTGTTACATTCCTTAACGTGTTGTTGTATTTATCATAACACTGTGTTGAAATCCTGTCAAGGGGTTTTCACTAAATACTTAAAACTGCTTTCCCACGATGCCAAGGGAATGGAATACTCCCAAAAGGGAACCTTGGAATGCACCGATACATAATATTTTAAAAGCAATAGATAATCACACTCAAGAATATTTCAAGAGTGGTGAAATTTGGCATTTGGAAAAAGCAGATGCTTTAAGAAAATATCTTCACGAATTGAAGACTTGGATTCATAAACAAGAAGGACATTAAGAACTCCAGAGTTTACCCTCAGCACCTCTTCTTCTTAACAATCCAACTTCAACATTACTACCAGGATTGCGATACATTATTAAAGTATTAGGAACATTAGACCATTCTTTATTCCTAAGTACTCTACTTATGGTATTAAAACCGGAAGACCCGTAAAAATTAGCACCAAGATTATAAGCAAAAGATAGAAGAGCTCCTTTTTGATTTTCATTCATTTCATTCCAGTGGGGAATTTTTTCTAAAGAAGGAAGAAATTTACTTTCAATATCATACTCTAATAAATCATCTGCTTCGAGTTGA